ATGGATCTGAACTTTCGACTGGTCAGTACCTTTCTCCATTCCGAGGCAATCTCATTACCGAACATCGAACCAAGGACTATTTCCTGTAATACTACAGGGAACCTGTCAGTGGCAGATGTGAGGTCATATGAGTATGCCTCATGGCCAATAGTCTCCAGTTTGATTCTTTCAAACTGTTTCTGTTGGTCATATGTCCCCTCAGTTACCAGTGTTCTTAACACTGACATCAGGTGGTCATGGATTGGGTAAAGTACTGCTTGCGCCCAATAGTCTCCAATTGCAATAGCACGGGTCTTACCCCCTCCCTCAGGAAGGAGTGACACCCTGCCAGTGCATGGGACTATGTCAGGGTTTTGATTCCTGTTATCGTGTGCTACAGTATCCAAATTTGGTATTAACCATCTTGTTCCTGTTAAGGAACAAAGTTTGGATAGTGCACCATACAATACAGGATCAGCCTTGACCGCGATTGCATCGAGGTGAGCAGTTAATAGAGAAGAACCGTTTGGTCCTCTCACTAACTTGTTCACTGTCTTTACAACGCGTAGGTCTGCTTTCCGGTGTGATATCTTCTTCACCCATTTCTGAGCGAATGAACGAAAATCGTTCAAGAAATTTGTGTCGACGGTAGGTCCCGGTGTTGTAACAACACTAGGATCCCACTCAGGAGCTTTTCTGATCATTTGGTAAGACCGAGTGATCGTTAAGGCTACTCTGTGGTCATGTCTGTTAGTAGATTTAAGGAGAGGTTTCAGTGGTTTTAAAGCCATTGGTAACCCTTCTTTATCTGTCTTACAGAAAGGAAGTACTGGTAGAGCAACTTTCCTTAGGTATGCCACACAACAATCGTTGTAGTGTTTATACCTAAGGATAGTCTGTACCTTACCACGATGAGATATATATTTCATCATGTGTCTGGTATAGTCTTCATATAATGCATAAATTTTCAATCCTTGTGTTTGAGAAGCTGACTTACATTCTAAGGACTGTATAGCCCTTGGTTTGTAAAATTGGTTTCTCATCATAAGTGTTGATCATTTTGTATTGATTATGCTCTCTCACAAAAGTGGTGCCATGTATACAGCATGTATATGAGGAGACTTTGGTGATGACCGTATTAACG